GCACGGCAAGGTTTCAAAACCTTGTGATCAATTTCTCTGTCATTCCACTGTATCAACAGGAAGATGGTAAGACCAGAGACATTGATAGTAAGTGGACAATCACAAGTTGGTCAGGCACTTTGCCTGGTGCGGGAGAAGAATTCGAGCATACATTTGTCCCAACACAGAATGGTATAAAAGGTAATCCAATCACAATTAGTTTTGTTATTACTGGACAAGATTCTGGAGACCGTGCTATCGCTTTGTTTAAGTACAGAAGTAGCAGTGGCATCAGAGATAACTTCTTGACTACTAATCCTGGCAAACCTGATGGTGATGGTCAAGGCGAAAGGGAATCCATGAATGCTCAAAATATGGTGTTTGATTCCATCCTCGGATTTGCTTTCCAGAAAAAGTCAGATGGTATTTCATATCTCTGTGAAGGTGAGGAGCTACATGCTTTGCATCGTTTCTATAATTCAAGCACAGGTGATCACAAGTACACTATTGACCCTGAGATTCCAGACGAGCCACCTCAGTTAATCTCTCCATATTTTGCTTACAGAATCCCTGCAGATCCTAGGGATGACTTGCAGATTGTTATTGACTGTGAGAAAGGTAGTGCTGGATATGATAATGCTCTGGGTGTCTATCTCGCTGATGAGGATGGTCCTCAGGAAGGATTTGTTGTTGTCCCTAGTGCTACGAGTGGAAACATCTATGAGATCACGCTACAGCAAAGTGATTTAGAAAACTATGCTGGTGATACCTTTGGTTTCTTCTTAATTCCTGATGGTGGAGGACGAAATAACCTGAATAGTAATACATCTTTCAGTTTTAATAAATCAGGTGATGGTTACAAGGGTAATGGCATCAGTACAGCAGAAGATAATTACTGTTTATTCTCTGATAGGAGATGGAATCCTGGGGCTAAAGACTTTACTAAGTGGAAGGGTGAGCGTCATCAATTCTGGGAAGACTTGATCAATGGTGACGATGACTATGATGACTTGAGATTCTGGCATAAACTTGCATGGAATAATTTGCAAGAATATGAGTATGAAGGTGTCCAGTGCTATGTCTATAAAGACGAAGCACCTCCTCGTGTCATGCTTAAGTTGGATACTAAGAATGATTGTGACCCTAGAGGATTCAAGAATAACTTCAGAGATATGTACATCTCACGACTTGAATGTGGCACACTCACATCTACTGTCGAAACATGGGATACTGCTTGGGAGTGTGGATCTTGCACAGGTGAGTATGACACCACCATGGAGAGGAGTCAGACAATTGAGGCAGTCAACGCAGCAACATATAAATTAAAATCATTCGGTGGTGTTACTGGTGGTTTGAATTCATCTTGCATCAGATTCACAATGAAGATGTGGAAGAATGGATCATCGATCTTCTCGCGCACCATGGAAGCAGGAGACTGGCCAGTCATTGGTGCAGATCTTTATGATGGTACTATCAGTGTTGACCCTGGAGATACTCTGAAGTTTAAGATTACTGAGTTGTTGGTAGGACCACCCAACGGAAACATCTCTCCTGTTGCTGCTCTATACGACACAGGACGTGAGAAGTTTGATCATCAATGGGTAATCAGACTGGTCACAATGGCAAACCAGACGGCGCAGGGTCAATTGACAGCAGCAAATGGTAACCTGGTCAACCTCCCTGGTGGTGGTTTGAATGCCATTGGTGGAAGGATTACAGGTCTGCAGATGGCATTCCTACCTAACTCTGCAGATGCTAGAGAAGGTAAGGACTGGCGTGCTGGATCTCCAGATGGTGCCTCTCATCAGGTTGAGGTTAATGATAGGAGGCATGAAGAGTATCTAACTCAGGTATGGTCGAATGGATCTCCAGTTAATATGCCTAACCTGCATCAGAATAATCCAGAGATTTTTGGTGGTGCGCGTAGGACTGAATTCAATCCATTGCTTCCTAATAGGACTGGTGGTTTCTGTGATACAGGATATCCTGAGCAAGCCCTTAACAGGTACAAGAATGGTAGCAACTTAGGGTATCTCTTCCAGAAGATTGGTGGTAGTTACAATGAGTTGGTGCAACAGCATCTTATAACTCGCTGGGAGTTTGATGAGCCTCCTGTTGGATATACAAATTCACTTAAGAAGTACTCACCAACTCTGTTTGCTAAGCAAGAGAAGCCATGGTATATGATTGGGGATGACGATTTGCAGGACACTGCACAATCATTCTTTTCTGCAAATCCTTTCATGTCTCCTAATACATTCATGCAGGATTACTACCTGACAGCGAATGCAAAACAATTGGATGTCCTTGAGGGTGGTAATTATCTTACTCAACTCGCAAAGGTCCGTGTTGCATTCCACTTCTACTCAACCATGTCAATCCCTGCTCGATTCGCTGGCAGAGGATTTGTGTATGAGCCACAGTGGATGTGTGCTATTGAATTAGTATCTGTATTGCAACAGGGATGGGGATACTCTGAAGGTATGGAGTTTACATTACATTGGCCACCTAAGAGAGATGACACTGGATCGGATGATCAATACTCACCAATGGAAGATCCAGCAATCAGTCCATTCTATCCATCAAGGAAGAAGCAAAGACGACTGAATGCATACTTTGAAAGGAATGATTTCAGAGTCAAGAGGACAGCGAAGGAAGTGATTTACCAGGAATCACATGACAAATCCTCCGCAGTGTGGTATCTTACTAATGATAACCTTAACAAGAGAGTCACTTTTAACATTAGAATCTCAGACGTAACAGAAGGAAACGATTAACTATGAAGGCACAAGGTTTTGGCGATTTTACTCCTCAGTCTCACGAGAGTTGGGCAGAGAGGAGTCTTGAGAAATCTTCTCGGGAGTTGAGGGCACTGCGAAAGATCATCGAGAAGCATAAGGATGATCCCAAAGGTCGTGCCAAGATGATGAAGAAGATGAAGAAGTACTGGAGATCTAATCTTGCAGAGGTGCAGGGTATGGACTCTAAACCCATGGAAAAGCAAGCACACGCTGGTGGATTTGTGCCTGTAGGTATGCTAGAAGACCTGGAGTTTCTTCAGAAGTCAGTTGGCATTGAGGAGGACGTTGAGGATCCACGAGCAGAAGAAGAAGCATTGCAGAATTCTATAGATAGTCTGAAGGAGGAAGATATGTCACGGATCCGTGATATGCTTTCCAAGCAAGACGAGGAGACTGCCAATGATCAACCTGCACCAGATGTATAACCACTATCTGCACTCAGATAGACTTCTTGATGATCACGATATTCATGAGAAGGTTACTGCTTATGGATGGAGGGACGACGGGAAAGATATTATTGGATACTATGTCTTGACAGAAGGGCATATCTTGCACTATAATCTTTTCAGTCAATTGGTTGGCAAGTATGAGAAAGGCGCTGAGGGTGTGGAAGTACTCGCTCGGTAGCTTCAGCGATGAAGAAACTGCACCGTATGATAACTATGTCCTCGGTGTAAGGACTATCGTTTTTCTTTCCTATCTCCTCACCAATTGCTTTATCGTAGCAGGAGTTGTGAGGCATTGGAATTCAAACACCAACTGTCACACGGTTGACAATTTTCAAACTTCTGCTATTATAAATACGAGACCGTTAACGTAACGGTTTGTTACAACGGGACAAGTCGAGTCCCTATTCATCTGTGGGTAACCATTCCACAAGTAAACTAATCGAGGTATTAAACAAATGATCAAATCCGCATTCGCAGCAACTGCTGCTCTGACTGTTTCCGCTGGCGCTGCTTTTGCAGGTCCCTACGTCAACGTGGAAACCAATGCAGGTTGGACTGGTGCTGATTACAATGGTGCAGCAACGGACCTTCACGTTGGATACGAAGGTGCTCTGGGTGAGTCTGCTTCCTACTATGTCCAGGGTGGTGCTACTCTGGTCAGTCCTGACGGCGGTGAGACCGATACCGTCCCCTCTGGTAAGGCAGGCATTGGCGTTGCTGTTACCGAGAAGCTCGGTGCATACGGTGAAGTGTCCTTCGCGGGTAGTGGCGACGATGATATCGACCGTGGATACGGTGGTAAAGTGGGTCTGAAGTATTCCTTCTGATATATAATACAGACGGAATCTGATGCTCTGTTGGGTCCCTTAGGGGACCCTTTTCTTTACCTCTGAATTATTATGGCAACGCAACCTGGACAAACAGCAATCTATACAAGAAACGGATGCCCCTACTGCACCAAGATTAAGGAAGTATATAAATCTAAAGGATGGGCTTTCGCAGAATTCCAACTTGGTGTAAACTTTACTCGCGAGCAATTCTATGATGAGTTTGGTCGTGGTGCTACCTTCCCCCAAGTGATCATCAAAGGTCAACGTAAGGGTGGATGCACTGAAACAGTTAAGTATCTACGGGAGTCGAAACTGCTCTGATGAAAGACACACAAGAGGTATACCTGCTCATTGATCGTGCAATTGATGAAGCAATGATCAACGGTAGACTCTTATTCAAGATGTACAACTACCTTAAGGCGGGTAAGTGGACTCGCCGTGAAACAAATGAGTTTATTGAATCACAGACCGCTGCTAACCTCAGTGATCTAGTGCAAGAATTAGAAGAGTACATTAAAGGAGGTGACAAGACTCTTCGTGAGGGGTATGGTCACATCGGCAAACCACAAGCAAGGAAACTAAAGAAGTATTTCTATGGTATCCTTGAGGACGCATGGAAATACCATGCAGAGCGTAAACCTGGACGCAAAAAAAAGGTTACTAAATACTAGTACATAAAGGAGAAGCATGTTATGGCAGACCTAAGTTTTCTTTACATCGCTTTCTTTCTTACCATCGGATCTTTCCTCTTGGGTTCCATCGCAGCATGGAATGTCAAGGGGGTTTTTGATGAGTGGAAGGAGAGAGCAGAATATGCTGCAGTAGTGATGCATCCTGAGATGATGAGCAACGGTGAGATGATTGACCCATCCGAGCTGTTGTACTTGCGTATTGACACCGAAGATGATATGATGACGGATGAAGATGACTGATTGATGAATGATTCTTGTTGACATGAATCAGGTTTGCATCAGCAACCTGATGGTTTCACTGACAAGCACAGGAGCTGTCATTAGCGAAGGACTGGTCCGCCATATGGTCTTAAACTCTCTACGAGGATATCGTAGGAAGTTTTATAAGGAATATGGTGAGCTGGTCCTTTGTTATGACAGCAAACATTACTGGCGACGTAAAGAGTTTCCTTTTTACAAGGGCACTCGAAAGAAAGACCGAGAGAAATCTTCTCTTGACTGGAATGGGATCTTCGAGGTACTTAATAAGATTCGTGATGAGATTCGCGAGCACTTTCCCTACAAAGTTATTGAGGTTGATGGTGCTGAAGCAGATGATATCATTGCAACTCTTGTGAAGGATCAAGGACTTAGAAACATCCGACTGCAGAATAATATGCAACCTCCTCAAAAGGTGCTAATTCTATCGGGCGATAAAGACTTCCAGCAACTTCAGAAGTATAGATTTGTTGATCAATTCAACCCTATCCAGAAGAAGTTTGTACAATGTGAAGATCCCAAACTATACATTGCTGAGCACATCCTCAAGGGTGATCGCTCAGATGGTATCCCTAACTTCCTATCTGATGATGATACATTTGTTGCAGGAAAGAGACAGCGCCCAATGTCCAAAATAAAACTTGCACGTTGGGTTGACATGTCACCAGAGCAATTCACTGATGACGTTACTGCTCGAAACTATGAGCGTAATAAGATGTTGATTGATTTTGAATGTATTCCTTCTCAAGTATCAGACAACATCATAAATACATTTGAGAATACAGAGACCCCAGCGCGGGGCAAGATGTATCCATACCTCATTCAGAATAAACTGAATGAAATGCTTGACAACATTACTGATTTTTAACTATGAGACTGATGATTTCCGAAGTCCTTCAGAAGGCACACAATGCTAAGACGAAGGCATCTAAGATCAAAATCTTACAAGAAAACAACACTCAAACTTTGAGGTCACTCTTCATCATCAACTTCGACGATACAATCGTCCCTCGCATCCCTGAGGGTGAAGACATCCCTTACCGTCCTAACGAGGCACCCATGGGCACAGAGCACACTCTCCTGGAGCAGGAGGGTAAGAAACTCTATCGCTTCTTTGAGGGTGGTGATGACACTCTGCCTCAGATGAAGGTAGAGAGTATGTTTATTCAAATGCTTGAAGGATTGCATGAATCTGAAGCAGAAGTTTTGGTAAAGGCAATCAACAAGACTCTTCACAAGAAGTATCGTATTACTCTTGCTGTTGTGAAAGAAGCCTTCCCCCAAATTGAGTGGGGTGGTCGTTCTTGAAAGTAAAAATTCTCCAATCCCAGTGTGATCCATCCGCTGCACAAGATCGCACACTACCAACTACTGCTTACCTTGTAGAGTACATACAAGAGGGGCAGACTATGTTTGATATTGTAGTTGCCACTAAGAAGGTGGATATCTTTGATCACTATTGGGATAACTATCGTGATGGATTTTGCAACATGACACAAACCGAAGGTAGAGTTAATTCAAAACTATGGGTAGATCCAAACAAAAAGAAAGCAAAATCATGAAACCTGAAGAAGTATATTTCGATCCCCGAAAGAGAGAGGAGCAGGCGTTGAAAGATCTGCAGGAGACTGTAGAGCAAGCGTTGAAAGAGGCGAAGGAAGAAGATGAGAAGAAAAAGAATGTAGAGATGGGTGCAAAGGTTGCCGCTGCCCTGGGCACTTTGTTTATCTCTCCATTGATTCTCATGGTGGTGTGGAATGCTTTTATTCCTGGACTTTTCGGACTAGTGGCGCTAAACTATTGGCACAGCATGGGCATTATTGTTATCTCTCGCTTGGTATTTCCTAAGAATGACTAAATTTATTGAGCACACCTCTAAAGTGTGCATGGTATCTGTTACCCCTGATGCTGAGAAGCACATGGGGTATGTTGCTCGCGTAAGCAACCCCAAGAATCAAAACAACCCTGAGGTTGCTGGACTACTGAAGTACTGTATCAAGCATGGACATTGGTCTGTGTTTGAGCAAGCATTCATGACCCTGGAGATCAACACTACCAGGGGACTGGCAGCTCAAATCCTGAGGCATAGGTCTTTCACATATCAAGAGTTCTCACAACGCTATGCAGATACTAATCTGCTGAGTGAAATGATTGAGGTGCCTGACTTGCGTCTTCAAGACACCAAGAATCGTCAGAATAGTATTGACGGTGTTGGTGCAGAGCAGAAAGCATTTCTCCAAGGTCGTATCCATCAGTACTTTATTGAAGGTATGGATCTCTATAATGAATTGCTTCGAGAAGGAATTGCAAAGGAGTGTGCTCGCTTTGTGCTTCCCCTCGCTGCGCCCACTCGTATTTTCATGACGGGCTCTGTGCGTTCATGGGTGCATTATATTGATCTGAGGTCTGGTCACGGCACTCAGAAGGAGCACATGGACATCGCTAACCTGTGTAAGCAGCACTTCATCTGTCAGTTTCCTACCGTCGCTAAGGCATTGGAGTGGGAGTGTCAGTCAGATGATTGTGGATGTAACGATGACTGCTATGATCAACCCGCTATCCTTATAGAATAATGCCTACATATAACGTAAAGAATCTAAAAACTGGAGAGAAGAAAGAATTCCGTATGACAATGAAAGAGTATTGTCAGTGGAAGGAAGAGAATCCCGACTGGGATAAAGATTGGTCCGCTGGTATTGCAGGCACCACCTATGGTGAGCCCAAACAAACCGATGGATTCAAAGAGGTTATGCAGAAGATGCAAGCCGATCACCCTAGAGCAAACCTGTCCCGTTACACTTGATTGAATGCCAACTACCGTAAAGTCCAAGACACGCCGCAAAACACTTAAAGTATCAAACTATTCTCAGAAACAGATGCGTAGGAAGAAACCAATCAATCTCGATCACCTTAAAACGATTGAGCCTCTGACTGATAATCAAGAGGTGGTTTTTAATTCGTATGCAGAGGGGAAAAATCTAGTCCTACATGGTGCTGCAGGCACAGGTAAGACCTTCATCAGTCTTTACCTGGCAATGAAGGAAGTCCTGGACCCTGGTACACCATACGAGAAGGTTTATATGGTCCGCTCCCTGGTGCCTACCAGAGAGATTGGTTTCCTTCCTGGAGACCATGAGGATAAGAGTAACCTTTACCAGATTCCTTATAAGAATATGGTGAAGTACATGTTTGAGATGCCAGATGATGCTGCCTTTGAAGCATTGTATGACAATCTCAGGTCCCAAGAGACTGTATCTTTCTGGTCTACATCATTCATTCGTGGTGTCACCCTTGACAAATGCGTTATCATTGTGGATGAGTTTAGTAATCTCAACTTCCACGAGCTTGATTCTATTATCACTCGTGTTGGTGAAGATGCTAAGATTATTTTCTCAGGAGACTACACTCAGTCTGACCTCATCAAAAATAATGAGAGGACAGGTGTGCTAGACTTCATGAAGATCCTACAGTCCATGCCATCCTTTGACTGTGTTGAGTTTGGCATCGAAGACATCGTAAGATCTGGTCTAGTTAGAGAGTACCTTGTTTCCAAAATTAACATGGGTTTTGATTGATGACTTTTAATTATGTGGGTCCTGCTGCTCCTCTCAAAGAGTTGGATAGTAGGACCCTTCCTCACGGAAGATTTTATAAGACCGATGATGGTTGGTTGCCTAGTGTGACTACTGTAGTCGGTCATAATACTAAGAAGGGTATCCTTGCTTGGGAGAAACGAGTAGGATACACTGAAGCAGAGCGCATTCGTCGTGCAGCATCATGGCGTGGCACTAAATACCATACCATTGTGGAGCACTATCTTAAGAATGAATTGGAAGAAGTTAATCAGGGCGAGGGTCTTCCCACTTACCTTTTCAGGTCTGCTCGTGAGGATCTTAATCGTATTTCTAACATTCACGCTTTGGAAGCTCCTCTTTATAGCACTCGGTTGGGCATCGCTGGGCGCGTTGATTGTATTGCTGAGTTTGATGGCGATCTAGCGATCATTGACTTCAAAACTACAACCAAACTAAAGAAAGAGGCACACCTTGAGAAGTTTTTTGTCCAAGAAGCAGCATATGCATACATGTACTATGAAATGACTGGTGTAGAAGTAGATAAACTTGTTACTATTTCTGTTGCAGAGGATATGTCTACCCAAGTCGTGCAAAAGTATGATAAAATTCCTTATATGAATACACTTATCGACTGGATTCAAGAGTATCGGTATTATGTTGGGGGTATTCAATGAAAGAAATTGAAGACAAATTTATGACACAAGGAAAGTTTACCTCGCTCGTCGAATCACGAGTGAAAGATAGTCAAGGACTCATCAATTACATTGAAGCAGTAACATCTATCTGCGAAGAGTTTGAGATTGAAGTTGAGACTGTTAGTAAACTAATCTCAAAACCACTGAAGGATAAGATCAAGTGGGATGCTCAACAATTAAATTACATTAAACGTACAAGTAGAGGGGTGCTCCCACTATGACAGAAGAATTTTTCAAAAGTGAAGTAGTAAAGGACGAGTTAGACGACATTCAAGAGACCTATACAGATCTCTTGCAGATGTCTGCTGGTCTCAAGGACTTCACACCACAACAAAGACTCGATCATATCGAGAAGACTCTCGAATTGATTGCCAAACAGAAAGTATTTTACTCTCGCCTCGCATTGGCATCTCATGGTGTAAATCCTGATGATGAGAATGAAGAGGCGAAGTTTGTTAAGAATCGCATTGATGTGATGTCTGCAGAGTACTCTGGTGGGATGAATCTAATGATGATTCTACAGACCATGGAAGACAAGTTGCACACATGGAGACAGGAGATCAGAGATGCCGAATCCTAACGCACTATACGAAGACATGCAGAAGCTCGATGACCTCTACGAGGAGCTGCTGTGGGACCCTGACGATGAGTTGCAATTCACCCACGATGGTGAGAAGGTCCTGATAATAAACCGCACACGGGCGCTTGACAAACGCTAAATACTAGACCATAATACTTTTGTTGGGCAGATGAGTCGGGGATGACCCGCCTGGACGTAAGACCCAACACATACACACAAAACACAACGGAGAAACACAATGTCCTTTGCAAGTCTCAAATCCAAGTCTGGGTCCTTTGCCAAACTGACCCAACAGATTGAGAAGATGTCCAAACCCCAAGGTGCAGGTCCCGATGAGCGACTCTGGAAACCTGGAGTGGACAAGAGCGGTAACGGTTATGCCGTCATCCGTTTCCTCCCCGAGCCTGATGGTGAAGACCTTCCTTGGGCACAGGTATGGAGTCACGCCTTCCAAGGTCCTGGTGGATGGTATATTGAAAACTCTCTCACCACTCTGGGTCAGAAAGATCCTGTTGGTGAAATGAATCGCACCCTTTGGAATAGTGGCATTGATTCTGACAAAGAGATTGCTCGTAAGCAGAAGCGTAAGCTCTCCTACTACAGCAACATCTATGTCGTGAAGGATCAACTCAACCCTGAGAATGAAGGCAAGGTATTCCTTTACAAGTATGGTAAGAAGATCCACGACAAGATCGTGTCTTCCATGCAACCTCAGTTTGAAGATGAAGATCCCATCAATCCTTTTGACCTGTGGCAAGGATCTGATTTCCGAATCAAGATCCAAACCATTGGTGGATACTGGAATTATGACAAGTCTGACTTCGCAACCCCTGCAACCCTTGCTGGTTTCAGTGACGAGCGACTGGAAGAGATCTGGAAGTCCCAGCATTCTCTCAAAGAATTCACTGACCCCAGTGCATTCAAGTCCTACGAGGAGTTGGAGAGTCGTTTGAATGTTGTACTTAACAAAGGTCGGACACAGGTCCGCACTCGTGATGAGCAAGATGAAGCAGTCTATGATGTCCCTGTTGGTGGATTCAATGACCGTGATATCACTGTGACACCTGACCCAGTGGTCTCTGCTGACCCCCAAACCAAAGGTTTTGGTGCTAAGGTAGAAGAGTTGAATGGGTTGGACGATGGTCCTGACCTTGACTACTTTGCTTCCCTCGCTGCTGAAGACTGATGAAACTACTGGTCGCCGCCTCTGCACTATTGCTTGCTGCAACACCTGCTCAAGCAGTTACCTGGAAAGAATTCTGGGAGCCATTTGACGGCGACCGTAATCATCATGGACACGTCTATCACTATCACCATGCCCCTAGACCTCAGTGCAAGGTAACTCACACACGAAAGGTCTGGAAGGATGGTTACTACACAGGGTTTTACGAAGCACCTGGTAGACCTGAGTGGATCCCTGGTCGGTGGACATACAAGACCAAGACCCGATGGGTTCCTTGCCACCGACTTCACTAATTTACCTCAACCAAAATCGACCTTTGATTCTAAAAAAGGTCGAAAAAAAATTCGGGGTAATTTTTGGACCCCAGGGTTTTTACACTTTTTTACTATGACATACTACCAACCTTATTCTCCAGAATGGCATCGATTACGTCATCTCAAGGAAGCCCTTGATAAATACCTAGATGACTATGTTGACACTCAAGTGATCTTAGACGATATCGATTCTATTCTCGAATATCGGTCTCAGACCGCTTTGGATGAATATACAAGAGTACAAAATTTACAGGACCAATTGCGAAACTGAGATATGCTTTCTACTGCCTACCGACTCCGTTTGGAGTCGATTTGCCGCTGCGTCGCAAACAAAGAACAAGTGCCTCTAGAAGATATGATCTGGGCAGAGAAATTAGCAAAAAGGCACACAACTGCTCGGGATTGGTTAAAACAGGCAAGACGCCAAGCAGCACAAGACATTCAAGAAGGCAGTATTGACGATTTCATGAATAAGATGGGTTTAGGTGATCCTGACCCTAATAATTGGAAAGAGCGATTCGACGGTGCCGATGATATCAATGACTGGTTTGGAAGAGACAAACCCGAAGATTGGAGGCAACGTGACTGATATCAAAATCACTCCCGAAACATATGAAAAGATGAATGAGGAGTTTGAAGAAGAAGGCACACCATTCATAATCGCTATTCCTACACAGGAAGCGATTGATAAGCATCGAAGTGCTACTCCTATCCAACAACCAGTAAGACATACTGTTGATATGGTTGCTGAAATGTGGGCGGAGCATAATAGAATAGAAGAAGAACGCAAACTACAACTTGAGCTTGATTTATGAAAGACTTCAATACACCAGGGTCCAATAAAAGTTGGATGGATGAGGGTTTCAAAAAATTTATAGTTGAGCATCAACTAGGTAATGTTGTAAATATATTAGACGGTGAATTGCATCATTATCATTGCTCCGACAGGACAACAACTCACGAAAAGATCGTTATCGAATACAACCACAAAAACAAAAAATGATCCCAAGAACAGCAGTTATCTATTCTAATGGAAGTCTAGAGTGTGAAAGAGCAGCTTCTCTACTCAAATCGCTTGGAGGCGAATATCTCGAATATCGCCTAAATCATCATTTTACGCAAAGAGCGTTTGAGACAGAATTTGGTCCAGAAGCAGAATACCCACAAATTGCACTTGGAGCGCAACATGTGGGTCATCTAAAAGAATTGCTACAGTATGGAAAAGATCGTGATCTTTTCTAATAACCCCCGCCACTACTGCTACTACTGCTGCTAGTTTGACCACTAGAAGATCCAGCAGTGCCATATTGGTTGACAACTACTTCTGCAGATGTGCCAGCAGCAGATGTAATGGCACTAGATACTGCTACGGTGCTACCATCAGCAAGTACATCTCCTTGGTTAATTGTAGCAGTCTGAGATGCAAACACTCTATTACCAAAGTCTTGCTGTGTAGCAAATTCGATAGATGATGTTTGACCAACCAGAGTTTGATATGTGGGTTTGACCGAGATAAACGACTCTTCGACTGCTCTGGTAGTTTTCTTCGATTCTCCATCTGGAGACAATTCATCATTAGGTAGATATGCCACCAGATTTTCAAATTCATTGATAAACTTATCAACGAAGATGTCTTTCAGGACATAGATATTCCTCTTAAAGTCATTCTGTTGTGATTCAAACTCATAATTGGTGATGGGCATCACAAGATTATCTTTCTGCAACTGAGTGCCATTAGCACGCCAGTATTGGAAGTTTTCAGGGACCCACCGACCAGATTTGAGGATGACTCGATTGGATATTGGATCTCTTTGCTCTAAAGTCTCCCAATGGTGGATACCAGCATCACCGCCACGGGTAGCATATTGACTGGTAACGTAATCGTACAATTCACGCTCCTCCATTGGCCAATCTTCATAGAGGTTAATTATATTATTTGTTAGGAGGACAACCCAGTCCAGTTGCTCATCATCATAAAACTTATATGCTACTTGGTCTGGTCTTTCGTTAGTGCCAATAGTGTATTGCTCAAATCCAAGTGCAAAATCTTGAATATTCTCTCGAATAGCAACACGACGGAATATATTTTTTGCCAGTACATATGGGTCTTGACTGCCAGTCTTGTAACTAGCAGTCCTGACGTATACTTCAGGCATTCGTGAGAAATAATCTGACATTTAAGACTCCTTGAAATCTTCTTTTGTGCGGAATTTAGTCTCTTGGAAACTAAGTGATAATGTATAGAATGCGAAACCATAATCACGCTCATCCTTATTCATGTAGGTCTTCAGTCCCTCAGATGTACCTGTGTTGATTGTCAGGTTAGTCATAACCATTTCATGGGGGAAACTGAAGAGAGCAGACATATATCCACTATCAGTGCCCTTACGTTTTTTGAGTTTAATTTCTTCAACTTCACCCTTACTCTTGTATCTGACAATAGAAGCTTTGAATCTATCAGGAATTGTCAACCATTCGTTAGGGTCTTTGCCAGGATGCATTGCAAGACGCAGTTTTTGGATGATCTCGTAGATCACCTGCACATCTTCAGAGGACTTAGGAATCATATTGAAGTTGAATTGATGATTCACATAGTCGGTCCCTTGGAAGACAGTTTCTTCATATGGGTTGAAGATACGACCACTGTTAAGTTGTTGCAAACTATTGGCATCCAGATTGGGGTTATATGCACCAACATTACCAGCAAGCTCGTTGATTGCTTTAGATCCCAACTTGTACATTGCCTGAGGTTTTGCTGCCTTCGCTGCATCACTCAATTGATTTCCGATATTCTCTACACCATTGCCCCCTGCCAAGTTACCTGCAATCTCAACACCTGCTGCTCCAATAGCACCAAGATTCAGACCCTGATACTTACCACTATAGGACTCTTTCATCCCCTCAGGTAGGTATAAATAAATCGTATGCAGAGATTTGCCCCCACGGGCACCACCCTTTTTGAATTTGCCTTTACTCGCTTGGATAACTTCCAATTTAAGATAGTCAATCACTTCCGTAGGGAATTTTTGATTCTTACGAATCCCCTGATTAGAAGTTGTTGACGAATCTGCGCCTAAAGGTTTTACCCTAGGATAAACTAGCAATGCCATAACATGAGTTACTCTGGACGTTATAGACCTTCACACAGACAAAAATATAAGGGCGATCCCACCAATATTATTTATAGGTCTTTATGGGAAAGAAAGTTCATGGTTTGGTGCGATAAAAATGAAAATGTATTGGAGTGGGGCAGTGAAGAAATCATTATTCCGTACATATCCCCTGTTGATAATCGGATCCATCGCTATTTTCCAGACTTTTACGTCAGAGCACGAACAAGGACTGGAAGGACTCAGAAGTACATTATCGAGGTTAAACCGAAGAGTCAGTGTGCGCCCCCAAAGCGCCCCAAACGGCAGACTAAAAGATATATAACTGAAGTGAAGACTTTCGGTGTAAACCAAGCAAAGTGGAAAGCAGCGAGAGAGTATTGTAAAGATAGGAAAATGGAGTTTCTTATTCTCACAGAAAAGGAGTTAAACGTGTGAGTATCTTCACAGATGTCAAAGAATTGGCAGAGGGCAGATCACAATCAAAGGAATGGTATAGGTCTCAACTGACATATGGTTTAGAATCGTATTCAGGTGGATTTGAGCCTGGCGATATCATCTTCTTCAGTTATGCTGCAGCAACAGAGAAGTTGCCCTTTTATGACAGATTTCCGATGGTGAGAATCACGGATAACTCTATAAACACAGGTCATTTTGAAGGTGGTAACTTACACTATCTCAGACCATCGTCAAGACGAGCAGTTGCAAATGCCTGGGCAGTAGGTGGTGCGAGTTATCCCCGCCGTTGTCATCATAAATACTTTATGTCAAATGTTAGTAATGCATATAAAGTGAATCCTATTGAATTGCAGAATATGACACCTCTACCTGTAGAGCAATTTGTATTCAATGCTATGGGTAGGATGATTGATGTACCTAGTAGTTTTATCTGGAGCAGAGTTTAATGGGTTATAGAAATCCCAACTCATTCATAGCATTCCAAAATGTGATCAAAAAAGGTCCTAAAGAACCTGCACGGTCTAATCTATTTGGAGTGGAGATTGGTATTTGTGCTGCCATGGGGGCACAATATCGTGGTTCGGTATCTAGGGGTAGAGAGCATTATGATGCAATTAACTATCTGATGGATAGTGTTGAGATTCCTCCTCGTAGGTTAAAGACCCAAGCATATAAGACTATCGGCACACCTGTAGAGTATGCTTATGGTCAACAGTCGCAGACTGTGAAATTCTCATTTCTTCTAACAAAAGACTTGTGGCACAGACAGTTTATTGAGAGATGGATGAATATCTGCTCTAGAGATTCTGAAAACAGAGTTACATTTTACGATGAGTACACTGCCAACATCATGATCACCAAGTGGGAAGTTGGATCTAACATTATATTAAGGACCACCGACAAAAGGGGTAGAGAATTCAGACAAAGACAAAACCGCACAACTGGTGTATGGCAGATGTATGGATGCTATCCATATGATATGTCTGCTATTACTTTAGATAATGGTCCTACACAACTCGTTAAGATGAATGTAGACTTTAGATTTGAAAGATACCGTTTTGACACTATTGGTCAGCGCACGATGTCATTTGGTAAGGATAATGATATTATCCTTGATAATGATAGAAAAGGAGATTATTCAATCGCTGGATGGAATTCTGACCAGGTTGATGCATCCTTCTTCGGTGTCTAAATAATTTCAATAATTATGGAGTATTATGCCTTTACCCAAGTTAGCAATTCCTGAATATGACTTGACCCTGCCTATTTCAGGGACCAAAGTTA